TCCCAGGGACCGCCCGGCGAACAGTTCAGCGTGACTTCCCAGCGGTACGGCTCAAGCACTTCCGAGTAGCCCTCAACAATCAGGTCTACATCCTCGTGCGAAAGCCACGGCGGGAGATCCGTAAGCCGAATCAAGTCCCCCTCACGCAAGCGCAGTACGCCCGGGATGAGCGACTCGGCCCCCGGCTTGTGAAGCATCAGCGTGACCGACGGATAACGCGCCCCGTCGTAAGTCCCCATGTGCAGTAGCCAGTTGGCCATGGGCTCCGGCTGTGTGTCGTCGCTGAGGCTCAGCGTCACTTGCTCGTCATACAGGCCGATACCCAGCGGCGGAGCCTGGACAGACAGCGTGCCCGTGGGCAGGTACGCGCGCGCTGCGCTGCCACCCTCGCGAGACACCGTGATGTCATTTCGCACCGTCGTGTCATCGTCGACCGGATCCAAGTCAGCCTGTAGGCCAGCCTTGTTGTAGGACAGCGTCAGGACGGGATCCTGCGTGTACATCGACGACCGGTCACGGAACACCAGGCCCGTACGGTCGCGCGATTCCAGGAACATTCCGCCGTCGGCGTCGCTCGCAGCCTGTAGCAACTCAACTAGCTTGTCAGGGTTCTGCGGGCCTACGCGTGCGGGGGGAAGGCGCCCGGGTATGCGCGCTACGGGAACCTGCTCTTCCTGGGCGAGTCGCAGCACACGGCCCCATGCAGTCTCGCCGGTGAACGCATCATCCGAGCCGTCGTACAGCGTGGACGCGGACACAGGGAGCACGGCTAGATGCCCGATGCCCCAACCCTCGTGTACTGCCTGCCAGTTGGCCGTTACCGCGCTGAGGCGACCGGCCGTGCCCGAGTAGGTCTGGCCGATACCGCCAGCGTTACCGCCGACGTCTTGCCAGTCCAGGCGCCAAGTCACCGTGCCAGCGTCTTCTTTGACCCAGAAACGCATGCGCACCCACCCGTGATAGATGTCAGCGCCGATGGCAACTCCCTGGTCAACGACCTTGTTCGTTCCGCCGTCATAGCCGCGAACGATGGCAAGGTCATCCATGAGGATGAATGCCCAGCGACGCACCGTGCCGTTCGGCGACGAGAACGAAATGAACTCAGGGCCCGGGTCGACGACCGGCGGAGCCTTATCGTCAGCGTTATAGACGAATTCAACTTGCCATTCCCCGCTCGGCATTGACGCCGGAATCGGGGCCGACAGCGTTCCACCGGCCTTAATCTTCGGTAGCGGATTCGACGACACCAGGTCTGACGCTGACGCCCAATCGACGTTAGCCATTGCCGCAGAGTCCACGCCGGAAATAGGCGAGTAGGCCCGGGTCGCACTGCCCGCATCTTCCATCGGCCAATAGGCCACGGGGTTACCGGTAGGGATCCGGCGCCGCAGCGTCGAGTCAAGCGACTTTTGCCCCTGGCCCATGCGCCGCAGAATGCCCGACGCCTCAAGCGGGACGTAGATGTCAGACTCATCCGCCGTCCACTTAGCGGGCCACGTCGACACTTCGCCAACGAACCTGTCTTCCCGGTTCCGAACCTCAGCGCCACCGACCCGCGACCACGCCCGACCGGCGCCGTCCGTGAAAGCCGTAGATCCCGCTGTAAGGCCCGTGAAGTCTGGCGAGGCAACCAGGGTCCCATTGATGCCTGAACGGACCTCATAGCGGTAGCCACGCCCCACCATGGGCACACGCACGGGGCTGGACGCTAGGTCAGTGCCACCGATCCTCAGCGGGGCAGTGCTCACGTAGGTAGGCAGCGCCCCCGTCATCCAATACTCAGCGCCTAGCGGGACCCACGGACCGGCGATCGAGTCAGCCGTGTAGAACTGGAAATAGCGCTTGCCTGCCGTGGCGTCGAGCCGCATCGTCAGCCGTACAGCCGCGCGTTCCTTAAGGACCGGTAGGTAGCGCTGGAAATACCAATGCGTGTTCAGCGTGCCGTCAATGGTCTGACTGAAGATGATCAGGCCCGAGCTAATGCGAAGCTGCCACGAACGCTGATCCCCCGCCCGGTCCCACTTCGAAATGATCGTCTGGTTCACCGGCCCGTACCAGTTGGCAGCGATCTCCGCCCGAATATCAATGTCCCCCGTGATGTCCAGCGCCGCAGTGTCCGGCGTGCTGAATTCGTCACCGGCGACACCCTCAAGATTGAGGTAGGTCTCCGTGCCCGGGACCGAAACCCGGATAGGGGTGTTGCGGCCAATCTGCCCATACAGCGGCGACATGGCATTGCGGGGCGAATACTGTCCCGACTTGTTGTTGAGCGTCAGCGACAGATGGGCGGGATCCGTGGCCGATCCCTGGTCTCGCCGTCCGCGCGATATCTGCTTAGCGTCACGCACATAGACGTCACCGCTAATGTCAGACCACGCGCCGTTAAGCCGTAGCTCCGTACGAATATCCAGCGGAAAGGCCACGGGCCCCACCCTCTCTGTTTAACCGAATGCAGTTTGAACGCTTCCGCGCCCCTGCGTCTTTACGATGCGGCGGATTAGCCGCTTCATGTCCTCGTCAGCGCCGGTGACATCGACCACCATGCGCTGATCCATACGCGTAGCCGAACGGAAGACACCGTGCGGGTTGACGTCCATGGCCATCCCGGGGAGATCGCTGGTAAGCCCCTGTAGCTGCGAGCGCAGGCCGGGGGTTGCCTTGTCGATTCCCTTCATAAAGCCACCGATGACCATCTGACCGTTAGGGGTCAGGATCTTCTTATCCAGCGACTCCGGACCCTTCCAGCTAGTCAGCCTGGAGGTCAGGTCGCCTAGCGTGGACTTGACGTTTCCGATCATCGAGCTGATGCCGCGAATGAATCCACGGATCAGTTCCTTACCGGCGTTCAGCAGCGTTGCGCCGATGCCAGAAACCGCGTCCTTTGCCATCTGCGGAATGCGCTTGACCTTCGCCACCAGGTCGGAAATGCCCTGCTGAATGGCAATCAGCATCCTGAGCGAAGCTGCCTTCATTGCATTCCATAGCATTCCGGCCAGGGGCCCGATTGCCTGAATGATTTTGCCGGGGAATTCAGTGAACATGCTGACGATAAAGTCCAGCGCCCCCGAAAGTGCCTGCTTCGCATACTCGAAAGCCTGCGAGAAATCGCCCCGCAGCAGCGCCGCAACCATCTTCAGAGCGGGCACAATCACTGTCTCGATAAACGCAGCCAGCTGATTAGCCAAAATGCCGGCCAGTTCGCCCACCAGGGCAATAATCGGGGTGATGATCGGCACGAGCGCCTTTACGATCTCGCCGAATGCACCGAACATCGGGATAAGCGCCTGCAAAATCGGGGTCAGCGCCGGTAGGAGCGCCACGACAAGCTGCATAATCGGCGGAACAAGCGGCATTACCGCCTGAACTAGCGCTAGAAACGCGTCCACCAGGGCGCCGAGCACCGGGCCCAGCGCCTCAATGATCGGCCCGAGCGCCTGCCCCAGCATTTCAATGACCGGAGAGAGCCCGTCAAGGAGCTTGGCCAGGATCGGCCCGGCAACCTTGAGCATCTGGCCCATAAGCTGACCGAGCACGGGCAAAATCGTCTTGACCACGCCGCCGAGGGAATCAAAAACTCCCGCAGCCTCGCCCATTCCGCTGGAAAGACCCTGGATAAACCCGCCCAGACCCGCGCCCAGGTCGCCGAGTAGGCCACCAATGGACTCAATCAGCGGTTGCATCTTCTGCATCGCGGGCACTACGCCAGACAGCAGACCCTTAGCGAACTCGCCGAACCCCGCGACTAGCGGCTGAATCATCGGCCCGACCGTCTTGAAGATCGCGCCTATCTGCGGGGCGAGCGAATCAAAGATGCCCTTGAGCTGTCCGGCGGCATCCTTCAACGGGCCAACAATCGGCTTGGCGAGATCCTGCATAGTCGACGTCACGTGATCCTTAAGACCCGTGAACGCGTCCTGTACACCCTTGTTTTGCGCTGCGATCTTCACGCCGAGACCAGCGAACGCCAGCCCCACACCCGCGAGCGCACCCGCAGCACCTACAGCGCCCGCAGACATCACCGCGAACGCCTTAGCGCCAATCGTGCCGACCGACAGCATGGCCTTACCCGCGTGCTGTGCACCCGTGGTCACGCCGTTCTGGATTGCCGCGCCCATTCGCTGTGCAGTCTGAGCCGCTCGCCGAGCCCCCGCCGCCAGCGCCGAAGTGTCGATACCGAGCCGCACTGTCATTGTTGCCAGTGTGGCCATGGACACCCCCTTTCTATTCCTCGTGGCGAACGGCCCCGCCCATCGCAGCGTTAGCCGCTAGGACGTCCATCCACACATCCCTGACAGTCTTCTTGCGCTTGAACCAAGTCGGGATGAAATCGCCCGGCTTGAGTTTCTTCTTAGCGCCCTGCGAATTCGCCACGGTCGCAGCGACAATGCCCGCGCTGACATCACCGCGCAGACGCACATCCAGGGGGCCCGTGAGTTTCTCGTATGCCATCCACTCAGTGAGTTCATGGGACGACACACGAGAAAGCATTTCGGCCACGGTCATACCGCCGAGGAAACCGGCCAGACGGAAATAGAATTGCCGTTCTGGCCGGTCCACTAGTTTCCCGTGAGTTCCTCCACATCACCAGCGGAAAGGCCGGACAGTCGAGTAGCAACGTCAGCGACACGCGATAGCGCATCCGCCGACTTCTCACCCAGTCGCCTAACCTCCGCCTCGCTGCGGAAGAGCCGCTTACCCTCTCCGTCGACCATGCAGGCGGCAGATAGTCGGGCCCGGTAGTTGTCCAGCGCCTTAGCCTTGTCGACGCCGTCCATGCCGTCGTTCATTAGCGAGGCTTCGAACTTGTCTCGGGCGGAACCGGTCATACCCTGAACCCGGACAGTGCCGCCCCACTCGGGAACCTCAACATCTTCAGAGCGAAGATCCTGGGCGCCGAGAATCTGATCAGCGGAAAGGTAAGCCATAGTTAGACCCCTGCGGTAATGGTCGGCTTACCCGACACCTTGAACGTGAGCTCGGCAGACAGCTTGTCGTCTACCGGCGCTTCCTGAGAGAACCCGGAAAGGATCGCGGCAAACGCCCACGAACCCAGCGTGCCGGGAAACAGCATCTTGTAATTGCGGGGCGCCGAATCCTCGAAATCCGAAATCAGCGGGTCGTGAGCCCGGGGGTCATAGTTGACCTCAACGGAAACTTCGCCGCCGTCCTTCAGGCCGCCGATGAACTCACGCCACCCGTTCGGCGAATCATGCGCGGTAACGTCATACGTCTCGCGCTCAACCTCCGGACCCTTAACGCTGGTCACGTTGGCGATAGCGACAAACCCCTCAGTGGGGGTAAGGCCGTCGCCTCGCTGTAGCTTGATGCCAAACGCATCTAGGCCAGCCATACGGTCACCTTCCTATCTTGTTCGCACCTACTGAAATGAGTAGGTGTCAGGTCGTCTTGGTGAGCCACACCCGGTACTGAGCATTGACATGCCGAATGCGCGGATCTGAGTCCTTCACAAACTGGTGTTGCTCGTGCTTGATGGACACATCCTTGAAACCGGCCACGGTCAGCGGCACACGGTCAAGGGCGGCGTCTACCGCAGCGAAGATGTCCGCAGCCTCAGCGTTGCCCGGATAGTCAGACCACACGTGCACAACAACCAGCGCGTCTAGCCCCTGGTGATCGTGCGCATCGTCGGCAGTCTCCGTGATCGAGCCAATGGACACGTACGGCAACACCGCACCCTCAGGCACCTCGTCATAGACACCAGTAACCAGGGCGCTAAGCGCCGTCGAGCCTTTCAGCTTCCCGAACACCGCCGTCTGTAGGGGCCGTACAGCCGTAGCCATCACTCACCCCCAAGATGTCGGCGCAACTCAGCGCGATACTTCGGCACAACAGCGCCGCGAGCTGCCTCAAACGCCGGTACTAGGTACGGCTCTTCACGAATGGAAGACGTGCCCTTTTCGATGTATTCGGCGT